AAAATCAAACCTGGGGACACAATGGCGTCTGTGGCTAAATTCTTTAAAGTCCCTGAATCTAGGGTGAAAAGGGCTGGTCCATTTAGGGTTGGCAAGCGTATCGTCTTCAAGGCGAATGTGTTCAGTCACAAGCGTGGGTGGGCGACTGGTCCACTTCTGACTGATGCAAAAGGTAACGCCATCAAGGATCCTCGTAGGGCTTCTAGGAACTATCCAGGTCTAAACTATGAGAGGTACTGCAGCTCATTCTGCGTCAAGAACCGAGGGATCAAAGTCGGTAAGACTCACCCCAAGGTCCGCAAGAATACTGTCTAGGTCAGGTTGGTTTTCGACATCAAAGGTAATGTCGAAGAGATCTAGTACGTCGAATATCGAATCTTCGTTCAAGGACACAGAGTTTGCCGTCGCTGTGTAATTGTTTTGAATCGTGACGACAATCTTGAATTGAGAAGCATCAAAAACTTTTCTACAGGTGGGGCATGTATTCTTACCTTGATCTTTCCATTGTTCTAGACAGTGGGAATGAAACATATGTCCACATCGAATCGGAGGATTTGTCCTCGTCGATTTGACTTCATTGAGACATATGGCACATGTCGACATTCTAGAATACAGGTTCAAAGTATTTTTCACGATTTCGCTCACCTCTAGTAGATATCCGGAATCTTGAGTAGGGGCTTATCACATGTTTTGCAGTTCCCCTTCCCCTGCTCCTCCTGTACCTTGGTAAGGAGAGATGGACCCTGGGTCTGAAGAAGCTTGCGGTACGAGTAGTTATCCTCGAAAGTGATGCCATTCTGCTTCATCACATAGTTGTTGAAAAGCTGGGCGGAAGAGTTTATGGTGAAACACCGACCATCGGCCATACCAAGTCGCTGAGACATTTTGTTAATATTACATCAGAAATTAATTTGTCTATTGGTGATCGTCTGCATCCAAGATTCAAAACCCTTTTCTCTGAGTTTTTCAATTAAGGGCTCACACCTGTATCCTAAAAAGATGTCAAAGACATCCGTCTCACTCGTCCTCGACACTCGGATGCTCGGGTTCTCATTGATGTGCTGGTTGATGATGTTGTAGGCGAAGGCAATCTCCTTCAAAGTCTCAGCTCCCGTAATGATAATTTTACCTGTGCTGAAGATACTACAAGTAATCTCCTTCATGTCTTCCGCCGGCTTGAACTTAATCTTGACTGCTGAATATCTGTCTGGTTCGAAAGAAACTTTGAAGATGTCATTGTATTCTTCGAACCAGTCAGCCACTTTCATGAGGTTGATGTTGTAATTGAGACTGAAGTTGGAGTTGATCATGACGACACGGAAAGCATCTGAAGACACATTGATGTCAAGGTCCAAAAACCTTTTGAAGATGTAAATGAGTTGTGTGATGATGCGTTTGCAATCAAATAGATCACAACATCCAGCAACCTGAATTGAACCATTCGGAAACACCTTCACAGACTTTGTGCTATAGGTATCATGGTAGGTGAGTGTCACTTGATTGTAGAATGTCGTCGGCTTCAGCTTCCACTCGAAACCATCTGTCGTAGTTCCACTGCGTTTGAGGCGATAAGATCCAACTTGTTCAAATGTTTCTCGAAGTTTTTTAATATCAATCTCCTGAATAAAGCTAGAAACCATTGTGATCGTCGTAATCTTCACCCATGAAGGACGAATCTCTTCCGGGAGGTTCTTTCGCATCTCCTCAAGAGTGAGGAGATACGAAAAGCTGTTATTTGCGATTGATGAATACATACTTTTTTACAATATGGGTGGTTGACTTAGGTGTTTAAAGAGAATGCTCCATCTTTAAGTAGATGACCTCATTTTTAAAATCTGCCAAGGCTGTACACGATGTTGAGTCCGATCTCGCGTACATAGAAATCCAATATGAAAAGGGATATAGAACCTTCACGGACTACATCAACGCAGAACCCTTGGGGGATTGGATGCATATTCAGAGCGAAGAGTTGGATATTCGATATGACAAATTTCTGGATACGATGGTATCAAGAACACTCGAAGTTCAACAACGACTCGCAGAACTTGCACTCGAAAACGTGCTCTTGTGCGAGCAAGATGATCGTACATATGTTCGCATTGCCCATGCTGTCAAAATTCTTGATCCAACATTCCAACCACCCCGTATAAACATGGAGAGTGCTTGGCAGATGGAGTTTATTAAGAAGTTTTGCAAGAAAACTCTACCCGAAGTTATTCAGGAGTGTACGAATGCTTCACGTCTCACACATTTCTTCAATATCTTATGTGTATTACAGCTAGCATGACCATGAAGATGATAAAGAATAGTCCAATGTAAGATAACCGCTGTTTCTTGGAAACTCCAACCTTAACCTTTTTCTTCTCTTTGCAAGTAAAACCAGTGTCGATGTTACGGCGAGGATGAACTCCCTTTAAAATGATGCAGGGTTCCCTTTCATCCTCACATGCATTTGTCTCACAAAAAACACTCTTCTCACCAATAAAAGGGAATACATCAGGAACGACTTCCTGGAAATCATCAAAATCACTCGTCTGTCGAACGCCACCTGGAAGAGAGAAATCGTGTTGGACAAATGGATTGACATCATCGATGGCATACTCGTCGTCGAGCATATGTTCACTCATCGTTGTTAATACTACTTCAGATTATATTTTTTGTCGTGCATTTTGTACCGATGTTCCTCCCACATCTTGTCTAAGTCAACATTTAACATATGTGCCAACTGAAAGAGGTAACTGAACACATCACCCATTTCCATCATGACATCTGTACCCCTTTCCTTCTTGAGGTTCATCTTTTTGAAAGTCTTTTTGTACTGTCGGATGGCAGATGCTAACTCTCCAAACTCTTCAGTCAGGAGAAGCCACACTGTATCCACTGCAGCCCGATCCCAACCCTTGGATTTACAAACTTTTTCAGTTTCGTATTTATAGTAGTTCAAACTCATTACTTATACTACCATAGAATTCAATCTTTAATTGATTCCGATTTTATCATTGTAGTCAATCTTTTTGCCGACGGTACTGGTATTGATGGGTTGATCCATGAGTGTCCGAGTCGAATCAATGTCATTCGCGTACGCGATGTATTGAGATACACCCGTTTGAATCTGAGACACCGCGGTGTCGATCACTTTAGCATTCATACCCTTGACTTGTTCATTCACATTCGTGAAATGATCACCTGAATTATTGATGAAGACTACACGCATGATACTGTACAGGTCATCGGGGTTTTGGTAATCTATGGCGATACCACTTCGATTCTTAAAAGTCTGACGAACACCACGCTGGAGAAGATTCTTATTGAAGTCGGAAAAAAACAAAGTGTTCAGTGGAGTTTCACACTGCTGGAGAGAATCAAGGTGGAGATTGTCACACATTTAATATATCCTCCGAAAAAAATTGTGTGTAAATAGTAAAAATGTTGAACATGGCTAGTTTCGATGAGGTATATGCCAACAAGCCGAGCAATGTTGAAGAAATTCCATGCAAACCCCCAGCCTGCTTCGTTGGTTCTTATGCTCCCGTATCCAAGGCTGGTGAGGAGGGACCTTTCTTTGTAAACACTTACCTTCTCCAACCTAACCGTAAGTTCGAGACTTTCGGGACCGTTCCGGTGAGGAGCAAGGATCTTGAGTGCAAGAAGTAAGTTAAAAATAAAATTAGAACTTTAGATATATGAGGGTCATTAAACGCTCAGGTCGTATTGAGGATATGAAATTTGACAACGTCACCAATAGGATCAAGAATTTAACGTATGGACTCTCTGAAAAGTGTGACTCCACCAAGGTTGCACAACAGGTTTTCTCATCCCTGTATGACAACATCACGACCCAGGAAATCGATACACTTTCTGCAGAGATTTGCATCGGTATGATCACATCCGATCCTGATTATGAAACTCTCGCGACACGTATCGTGGCAAGCAACATTCAAAAAGTTTGTCCTAACAATTTCCACCTTGCCATGCGGAAACTTCAAAAGGCTGGGGTTGTGACAGATCAGGTTGTCGAAGTTGCTCAACAAGTGAAGGGTGCTATCGAAGCAGATCGAGACTTTGATTTTGGATACTTTGGCCTCAAGACTTTGGAAAAGAGTTATCTCCAACGAGTCGAAGGTAAACTTGTCGAGACTCCTCAATATATGTTCATGCGTGTTGCGATCGGTATTCATGGAACGGACATCGATTCGGTTATTGAAACATACGACATGATGTCTAAAGGTCTCTTCATTCACGCCACACCAACCCTGTTCAACGCTGGTACACCCAGACCCCAAATGTCTTCGTGTTTCCTGATCGCTGGTAAAGAAGATTCGATTGATGGTATCTACGGAACTCTGACCGAGTGTGCACAAATCAGTAAATGGGCTGGTGGTATCGGGATGCACATCCATAATATCCGTGGTAACAAGTCGCGTATTCGTGGCACAAATGGACAGTCTGATGGTATCATCCCCATGCTTAGGGTTTTCAACGCTACGGCGCGCTATGTGAATCAGGCTGGCCGCCGTAAGGGGTCTATCGCGGTGTACCTTGAGCCTTGGCATGCGGACATCATGGACTTTTTGGAACTGCGCCTCAATCAGGGAGACGAAGAGGCTCGGTGCAGAGACCTTTTCTCAGCCCTTTGGATTCCTGACCTCTTCATGAAGAGAGTTGAAGAAGGTGGTAACTGGTCTCTCTTTTGCCCCGACAAGGCTCCAGGTCTCTCGGACTGCTACGGTAAGGAGTTCGATGAGCTGTACCTCAAGTATGAGGAGGAGGGTCGCGCCAACTCCACAGTCCCCGCAGCCGATGTCTGGAAGGCGATTCTTAAGTCGCAATCCGAGACAGGTACACCATACATGCTTTACAAGGATGCTTGTAACTCGAAGTCCAACCAGAAGAACTTGGGTGTCATTAAGAGTTCCAATTTGTGCACGGAAATCATCGAGTATACAGACAAAGATGAGACATCCGTGTGTAACCTGGCCTCAATTGCTCTCCCCAAATATGTCAACAAGGATACAAAGTCCTTCGACTATGATGCTCTCCATAAGGCGACCAAGGTTGTCACGAAGAATCTCAATCGGGTCATCGATCGCAACTTCTATCCCGTGGAGACAGCAAGGCGCTCGAACATGAAGCATCGTCCCATCGGCCTTGGTGTCCAGGGTCTCGCCGATGTGTTTATCCTTTGCGGCCTTCCCTTCGATTGTGAAGAGTCTCGACTCATGAACGCCCATATTTTTGAGACTATGTATCACGCCGCCCTCGAGGCTTCTTCTGAATTGGCTGAGGTCGAGGGTTCCTATGAGAGTTTTGAGGGTTCCCCAGCTTCTCAAGGTGTGCTTCAACCAGATATGTGGGAGGGTGAGACAAAGTTCAGTGGTCGCTATGACTGGGACACCATGCGAGAGCGTGTGAAGACAAAGGGTCTCCGTAACAGTCTTCTCATGGCCCCTATGCCCACTGCCTCAACTGCCCAGATCCTGGGTAACAATGAGTGTTTCGAACCCTACACAACCAATATATACCTTCGACGCACACTCGCTGGGGAGTTTGTCGTGGTCAATAGGCATCTCGTAGAAGACCTAAAGAAAGTGGGTCTCTGGTCGAAGGAGATGAAGGACTTAATGGTCAAGGCTGGTGGATCTATCCAGAACATCGTCGACATCCCCGAAGACATCAAGAAACTCTATATGACTGTATGGGAAATCAGTCAGAAATGTGTCATTGATATGGCGGCGGATCGTGGTCGATTCATTGATCAGTCACAATCTATGAACCTCTTCATGGAGAGCCCGACGATGTCCAAACTGTCTTCGATGCACATGTACGCATGGAAAGCGGGTCTCAAGACTGGGATGTACTACCTGAGATCTAAGGCTAAGGCTCGACCAATCCAGTTTAGTCTTGAGCCTGATTGTGTGGCTTGTTCTGCTTAAAGTTTTCGATGAATAGATATGAAGAATACGATATGGACAAAGTACTAGAAAATATACAGATCAACCAATACAATAACCGTAAAATTGTCATCTCTACAAAGCAGGGTACACCGTTGCGTATTCAATTTCCCCGAATGTATATGCCATTTGGTGTATCGGGGTTCACCCCCGAGGTTGGTCCAACAAAATACAACATCGATTTCGCAATCAAGGGTTTCGATGAAGAAGACAGCTATATGAAAAAGTTTTATGAGTCTTTGAGACAGCTCGAAGACATGATCATTGATGCAGTTGTTAATCAAAGTGAAACAATCTTCGGGAGTCAAATGACCAAGGAAGAACTTAAACCAATGTTTAATTCAAATGTCAAGGAGTCACCTGATCGTGAGCCAAAATTTCGTGTCAAGGTCGATACGGATATGGAGGACAAAATCAAGGCGAATGTATTCAATGCCGAGAAGAATCCTATGAAGGATGAAGTGACCAATGGTCTCTATGCAAGAAATTCGGGACATGCTATGGTAGAACTTAACAGTGTGTATTTCTTGAACAGGAAGTTCGGATGTACTTGGAAGCTCAATCAACTTATCGTCTATGAGCCACAGAATCTTAAGGGATTCCAATTTAAGATTTAGATTTATTCAAAAGTAAAATACTATATATAGCTTGAGCCTCCTTAAGAAGTTTACCATCCACCCTGGTAAATTTCTTTGGGTCTACACCTAACTTGATCTTAGCCATCTTTACGGATTCTGACCAATCTGTGAGAGTCATCCTTACTTATTATCCTTGATTATTTTTTTGTACGTCTTGGTCGTCTTGGAAGGCACAAGGCAGAAAGTACCCTTCTTCTCCGCCTTCTCCTTCGCGAGGTCAATGAACGCCTGGAACTTGGGGTTAGTCTTGAGGGACTTCTTCGCCGCCTTGCTCGCCGCCTTGGAGACAATGCGACCATCCTTCATCATCAGGTCCTTCTTGGTGAGACCACCAGAGGTCTTGTCAGCAGTGCCGTGGAAAACTTCAGCGCGGGAACCAATCATCTTTACTTTATGCTTTGAAAATTTTCCTGATGTCCAAGATTGAAATCTTATCACTCGTCCTGTTCACTGGAATTTGTTTTTCAATTCTTTCATCGTTGAGGACTTTGGAACACACGATCGATTTATGACCTTGAAGAGCCATCATTTCTTCCTCAACACTCACAAAACGCGAACACTCCTTGTAGACCAACTTTTTGACATATACAGCCTTGGTCTGTCCGGTGCGATGACTCCGACCGATAGCCTGAAGTTCAGTCGCAGGATTCCATGAGGGTGCCGTGATGTACACTCGAGTCGCCTCTTGGAGGTTGAGACCTTGACCACCACTCTTAATTTGGATGATGAAGATGGCACCTGGCGCAGCTTTCTTGAATCCCTCAATTTGTTTGACACGCTCCTCCTTGGGTACCGATCCATCGATCCTGAAAACTGGACACTTCATCTGACTTTGGATATAGTTCATCTCACCCCTGAACTGACAGAAGATGAGGGTCTTTTCATCTGGGTGACCATCAATCATGTGGAAAAGGGTCTCCATCTTGTTCGAGCGACCCACCCACTGCTCTGCGTGTGTCTTGTTCTGCTTGGCGACACCGTCGAGATACATCTGAGGCCAGATCATCGCCTGACGCGCGCGAAGGAGACACTCCAAGATGATCATGTTCTTGGCGTTCAGGCTTTGGGCGTGTCTGAACGCTTCACGGATAGTATCCTGTGCCTCAAGGAACACAATCTCGTAGAGCTGCTTCTCATCTGGAAACATATCCAATTCTACATTCTCGAAGTAGCATGGAGGCAGTCTCAAACGCTCATTGATTTTGGCCAGGTCTTCCTTGGTACGTCGAAGAATGTAGATGTCCTTGATCTTGTTGGTCATACCCTGTACAACCACCTTCGACAAACCCAAAAAGGTTGAGAGTGACACAAAGTCCTCCATGGAGTTGAACACTGGCGTACCAGTCACGATCCACTTGATCTGGGTATGAAGACGACACACACTCTTGAAGAGTTTGGACTTCTT